TCGTCTGTGATTGCCGTGTTCTTTGAAGCCCTGACGTTAAACCTGGCGAGTGCTTTACCGATTTTGGGAACTAGGCATGGTCGGATAGCTGTTGCGATTAACCGGCGAGATAGGAAAGTAGCACTGCCGTCTGCTTCACGGGCGAATGCTGTCAAAACCATCTTGAATTCAGCCACGTCGTTGATCCATACGGGTAGGCTGATGCACTGTTGAATGGCGGCGAGAATGTCGTCACCAAGTACATCAGCTAAACCGTTGGTAACGCCTTGACGCATCATGCAAACTGCGAAGATGGTCGCGTTAAACGCGGAGTTTCTGAATGTCGTTGCCGTTGTGCCGGTGGGGAGTTGATGTTTGAGGAGCGCTTTTAGACCGCAAAGTGGTGCGAACACTTCGTAATCCTCCGACGACTCAATCATCCACTGGCGCGTGTAATCGTCAAAGCCCAACTTCTTAAGCCAAGCGTCGATAATGTATGCCACACGGGATCTCTGCTCTCGGTCATTCCTTGAATAGTCCCCCTCAATCCAAACCCCGCACTTGGGGTCGGAGAAGAGATGCTCCATCATGTAAACGTCGTCCTTCTTGTACGCGAACCGGAAATCAATTGGGCCCAGCTTGGTGCCGTGCTCAGAAGTGTCCAGTTGCGCGCAAAGGCGTTCCATCGCGATCATCATTGCAGGCCCGGTGAGCGCGTTATGCTCATCAGAACCCACGTAGACGGCGCGAGGTGCCCAAGAATCGTCGTCCCGTTTCAGGAGTGTTTCTATTTTGACCATTAGAGTCTTACGTCCTATATCCCGCCTGTCGGCGGCAGCGATGTTAGCCCATGCATCTTCCATCCGTTTTCTCTTGCCTGCATCGAATTTGTCCAGCCAACGAAGCCGGTCGATGTCGTTCTCTTGCCAGGCATCATGCATGTCCGGGAGAGAATCGATTAGGTTGAGTGCTTGATAAAAGACCGAGTCAGAAATTTCGTCTTTAGGCCCTGCTTGTACAAAGTTACACCGCTTGTTGAAGGCGGCGAACATCGAAGCGGGGTCTTGGCTTGTGACGACGGGGATGATCCCCTCAATGACTGGCCCGAGTATGTTAATCGGGTCGTCGTTGAATTCTGGTTCGTAGACAGGATCGTCTAAACGAACAGGTACTTTGTAATCAAACTCACGGATTGGGATGACGGTAGCGCGCTGGCCGATGTCCTGTGACGTGTACTCGTGGTACTGGCAACTTAATGCCACGTCTCGAAGGGTCCCACCAGCCGCATTCCTGCGAACGCGGTTAGCGTTCTCGACGGAGTGCAGCTGATGGGTCATCAGCATAGAGATCTTTTT